GATCCCTGCGTCGCAGTTTGACAACCAAGGGTTAACACGGGCTTCGATGCCTGACCAATCAGCAACAACAAGTGATCTATCTGCGCCGGGGATAAGCGCTGGTCTGAGCATCCCTTTGAGGACGTCGGTAACTCGTCGTCCAAAGGCAGGGACAATTGAGTGGCCTCTAACCATAGCTTGTCTAACGGCATCAGGATCCTGAGCGCACTTGCGGGTAAAGTTATGGACTTGGGCGCCGTAGGACGAAGCGCGGCCCGTAGCGCTTCCACCTGCAAAGACAAATGCCCCACGAACTCGGTGATCTTCTTCATCTGCTAAATCCTTTAATCGGTTAAATTTCGCAACACTAGACGCCCATAGGTCGTCCGCACATTGGATAACATCTGCAACTTCCGGCGGTATTTGGTCGGGGTTTTCTTCAGCAAAAATAAGTAAGTTAGCTCGAACTGACTTGTCGATCGAATATTTCTTGTCGCCATCTTTATACACTTCCATTAGTTTTTTAGCTTCATCACCGACACGCGCTAAGACCCACTCACGCATCTTAGGGCTGCGAACTGAGGTAATCTCACCCTCAGTCACTTCGGCAACGATCTGCTCAATCTCTTGTGCTTCATCACTAGCATAGCGCACTGCGGCCTCGCACAAGGGCTTATCTAGTAGCACCCCACGATCGTTGATGCGCTCATTGACATGGTAGTCAAGCAACTCATCAGAGGACAGTTGGCGCAAGGCTTGTGAGATGGCTCGCATGGTTCGCACGTCTTGCAGAGCGTAGTTACCCATTTCTGCTAACAAGGTAGGGTCTGTATTAAATGTACCATCCGCCTTGGGAATACACAACAAACGGATCAATTGATTGCCTCGGTGATCCTTACGCATGGAGGTACTAGCAAAGCGTCCAACGTCCTCAAGTGAGCCTGGCGCACAGTTAGCCCGTGCTTGTGCTGCGGTGCAGTACCACTGCTCTAGCTTGGGGGTAGGCACATTGAAGTCTTGGCACAGAACGAACTCAGTAATGAGGCGGTCAAAGCCTGCGTTATGCGCCCTAATTTGACCCCCTGTAGCGATAAATTTAACAATTTTTTGTGGAAAAGGCTCGAAGGGCGTCCATAATCGCACGTCCTCATCATCAAAGGCATACGCCATGCAAATGATTTGAGTGCTTGGATCCTGAGCATAGTTATAAGAGCCACGGGTGCGTAGATCGCATTTACTGCGAGTTTCATAATCCAAGTAAAGTATGCTCATTTACCCCACCTTGACGCACGGCCTTTATCGCCTCCAGCCAATCTAGCAGGCGTCATCCAAGTACCATGCGCTACTGCGTCGAGTATGTTTTCAGACCTTGTACCCCATTTAAGGTTTTCCAATCTGTTATCTGCGGGGTTTCCGTTCAAATGACGGCACTCATGTTTAGCTGGCGCTGCCCCAACAAAAGTTAATAAAACTAATTCGTGTACACAACGGCTATTGCCACGTCCTAAAGCAACCGATAGATGGCCGCCACTCATACGACCCGGTTTAAGTAATTTAGGGGCAACGCTCCGTCTAAACGATCGAACATTACCAAGCGTACTTACTTGATATTGGCCTTCGTAGCCAGGTATATCTTTCCAAGTTTCCATTTTTATTGTCCTTTACTGTACTGTGGGTGGGGCTAATCAGTCTTTTTAGTCGTTCGTCTGCGACTTGTTGAGCTGAATAGTGTCAGATTAGCCCCTGTTAATTACCCGCGACGACGGCGAGCAGGTGCAGCCGCTTCAGCTTGGGGCGCCTCAATTGCAGGCGCTTCTTCTGCTTCTGTTTCTACACTGCCATCCATACTTGCCCATTCAAGAACCTTGAAAATAGGAGTAAAGATACGGCCATACGACTTGTGGGTGTAATGCTCTTTGCCAAGCTCAACAACTGGAACTGGCTTGTCTTGATCCTTCTCTACTTGCGTAGCGATTGCAACTGCTAGGGCTTGGACTGCTTTCTTACCGCCAACGGATGTTGTGGTGTAGCGTACTTCCATATCCTTGTCAGCGCCATCAAGACACTTCATAGAAAAACCTACTTGAGTTTCCCAACCTTTTTTAGCACCAGGAGGCGCTGCATCAAGCTCAGGCAATGGTTGGCTAACGCTACCCATCTTCTCAGCCAACACCTCACCATCACCCCATGCAATGTAGCCATGAACGAATGAGAAAGGATTAACTGCCCAAGTGGAGTCATCTTCGATCTCGGTCTGATCTGCACCGAAAACCCAATGACCTGTTTTGTCCATTTTGATGATAACGGTACCTGCACCGCCAACATCAGTTTCAATGGTACGCAACGCTGTTGCTAAGGACTTTACTGAAGGTAAATTTGCACCGGAGAATGTTGTGATATTTGACATGATTTGATTCCTTATTGAATTTTAGAGAGGGCTGCGGTGAGTTGCTGCCCGATTTGTAAAACCGCAGGTCTTGGATCTGACTCCTCAACCAACGTACTGCCACTACTTACTGCTACTACTTGATTGGCAGGCAATTGCTTGCCGTGCTTTTTCAATACTTTTTCTGCCTGAGCAGGAGATATTACCTTAACTGTGGTCAATTCTTCCTCAGGAATACCCTCATTCATCATTGCAACCAAAGCCTGATCTTCATCAGACCATGAGCGAATGGCGCGTTTAGCGACCAATTTAAAGCCTGGCACGGGTTTGCCTGCGTCTAAGACTTGGTGCGCTAACCCACGTACATCAGCGATCCATTGCTCTAACATATCGGCCTTCTTCAAATACTCAGCGATCTGCGCTACGTTGAGGATGTCAATCTGAGCGTGTAGGGTACGATCTGCAAGCCCTGTCATCTTAGGGCAAGTAGGCTTGGCGGCGCACCAACGGCAATGTTCACCCGCGTTTAAGGGCGCGTCAGGCATAGAACTGATCTTGACTGCGGTTGCTAACTCTTGCTCAAACAACTTGATACGCTTGGTTGTTGTAACCCAACGCTTTACAGATGGGGGTTGCACGATGATGCACTCAACCTCGTCGCACTCGTCAAACACCCATTGCACTTCAGGCGTACGCATGGCGGCTGCGGCGTAGAACATCAGTTGAGGATTATCGGTAGCATCCACAGCAACACCTGAGCCAAACTTCCAATCCAATATAAAAGCTCTGCGACCAATGCGCCCAAGCAGATCAGTAGAGCCAAATACGCCGGGTAAGAAGTCGCCAAAGCCAACACGGGTTTCAGTAGCATATTCCATCTCCTTGTTAGGGTCGATTTCGTCTAACGCTTTAAGAGCAGGGTAAACCTTCTCATCAAGCAATTCTTGGGTTAGGGTAATGTCCTCGTACTGCATACCGATCAATGACTCAGGCGTTACGCCATCAGCAAGGATCTTATCCATCACGCTATGTAAAAGGGTGCCTTCGTCAGCGTACTTGCTAGAAGGCTTAGGTGGCATCTTGGCGCACAAGGCTACAGAGCCAGGGCAACCGATAACACGTTTAGCGGTAGAACCGCCCACTACGTTGGAGTGTTTAGTTAATTCGCTCATTTAGCCACTCCTAAATTTATTTTTAACGCCGCGGACACGGTTTTAGATAAATTTTCACCGCAATAATTAATACATTCGTTAACAATTAACGCGACAAATTCTTCTAATTCTTCTGTTAAATCTATATCTTCGTGAAAACTACTTACTAAGTCACCATTAAGGTCATTTATAGACATTAATTGTGACTTAAGCGCGAGTTGTTTAACTTTTTCGTTCATTTTTTCACCTCAATACTTCCTATATACACACAAAAACGGTCATCAAGAAAAACTCTATCTGGCGGTTGTTGGCAAACCCAAGAGCATCCTTTTTCATTATCGTTATAGATGTATAAGGTTTGTTTTACTAATTCCGCGTTTGATTCAGGTTTAATCCGGTATTCGTAATCATCATGCCATTCAAATTTATACGCGCAGTCGTACCACATATTTTGCACCGATTGGCTTTTAAATTGAATTGTTGCTCCGTTGGCCCATGCTTTAATTAGTTCTGCGTGTTTATGCGGTTTATTCATTTTGATTCCTTTACTTTAGTTGATTGAGATTCCACTGTAGCACAAAAATAATTGTTGTGCAAAACTTTTTTACTATGATATATTTACGACATGGAAAAGAAAAATAAACCAGAACGCGAAGCTGAAATAGAAAAATATTTCTGTTGGGCGGTGGCTTCTATTGGTGGCAAGACTTATAAGTTCAAGTCTATCAGCCAGCGTGGGGTTGCTGATCGAATTGCTTGTTTGCCTAACGGCGATACCTGGTTTGTCGAGATCAAACGCCCTAAAGGGGGTTATTTATCGCCTCTCCAAGAGCTATTTGCAGATGAAATGTCGGCGTTAAAGCAACAGTACGCTTGTTTATGGACGAAAGAGGATGTTATGGAATGGTTGTCAAAGCTATGAGATTACGTGATTATCAAGAAAAAGCAGCCGACTTCTTGTATGAGAACGATCGTGCCATGATCCTTGCCCCTGTGGGCGCAGGAAAGACCGCCCTGACGTTGACAGCCATGCAGGATATGCTTCGCTATGGCTTTGTTAAACGGTGGCTTGTGTTGGCTCCTAAGCGTGTCTGTACTGATGTATGGCCTGTAGAGCAACCGAAGTGGGCTACTGATATGCAATTAGCTGTAGCAGTTGGTACACCTGCACAACGCGCCCATGCTCTACATTCGGGTTTCCCCGTAGTAGTTACTAACTACGACAACATTCAATGGCTATCTGAACAAGAGCTAGATTTTGATGGCATCGTGTTTGACGAGCTAACCAAACTCAAGAACCCATCAGGCAAGCGCTTTAAAGCATTGGCTAAGGTGGTAGACAAGATCAAAATCCGTTGGGGTTTGACAGGTTCGTTTACATCCAACGGGCTTGAGGATGTGTTCGGTCAATGCAAGATTATCAATCAAGACCTGCTTGGACGTGCTAAAGGTGCGTTTATGCAACAGTATTTTGTCTTGGTTAATAAAGACTTTGGTGAGTGGGAGCCACGCGTAGGGTCATTGGCTCAGGTCATGGCTCGTATCAAGCCTGCTACGTTCTTGCTAGACGCAGGCGAATACGCTGACAAGCTGCCGCCGTGCCATGTGGTTGAAATGAAATGCGACTTAGTTGACCGCGCCCCATACGAAAAGATGAAAAAAGACTTTGTCATTGAGTTCAAAGACGTGCAGATCACCGCCGTCAATGCAGGTGTAGTCACAGGCAAACTTCAGCAAATGGCAGGTGGTTGGGTGTACGAAACGGTTACAACGGCGTCTGACACGCCTGGGCGCATGAACGTGAGCAAAACGCCTATTTGGTTTAGCACCCATAAGTTTGATATGTTGGATGAACTGATTGAGGAAAACCAACACGCCAATACCATCATTGTTTACAACTACATTGAAGAATTGGCTGAACTTAAGCGTCGGTATCCTAACGCACAGACAATTAATGACTTTAAAGCCATTGAGCGTTGGAATGAGGGCAAGGTTGAGTTGCTATTGATTCACCCTAAGTCAGCCGGGCATGGCCTCAATCTTCAGCATGGCGGGTGCAAGATGGTCTTTGTATCCTTGCCTTGGAGCTTAGAGTTGTTTGAACAAACCGTTGGCAGACTGCACCGCAGCGGTCAGAAGCATGATGTATGGGTTTACCTTTTGCTCACCAATAAGACCATTGACGAGCGTATTTGGGCGGCGTTAAACGATAAACGCGCAATATCTGACATTGCATTGGAGGAATTGAAATGAACAACGAATGTTGCAACGGCGACTGCAATCAGGGCAGAGATTGTCCATTGCGTAAAATTTGGACTTCTTGCGTTGCTTGCGGTCAAAGAGTTACAGGTGATTCTATTCATACTTGTTCGCCACAGTTAAAGAAACTAACAGATGAGGAAATAATGGTGTTGTATGAAGAATATATTGAAACTCAATATGCCAGCGAATCAAATGTTCTTGGTTTTGGCAGAGCAATACTAAGAAAGGCACAAGAGAAATGAACAATAAACCTGTAGCGTGGATGGTAAATAACAAGGCTTATGTAGACATATTTGAAGCAGAACATTACTCAAAGTTTGCTAACAAGCCAATGATTCCACTCTATACCCATTTAGTAAAAGAACTAACAGATGAGGAAATGCTTGAATGTGCCAAAAGTGCTGGGTGTGTTTTTGATTATTCCTATAAAGGTGAAGTTACTTTTATTTCTAAAGATGCTTTTAAAAGGTTTGTTAAAGCAATACTAAGAAAGGTGCAAGAGAAATGAACGCAAATGAACTAGCTGATGAATTAGAAAAAGTAGTCGATGTTATGCACTACGCTTCTGAAGTCTTGCGCAAGGAAGTTATTACCATGCTACGCCAGCAACAAGCTGAAATCGAGGCGTTGAAGAAACATAATGCAACATTGATATGGGCATTAGCACAACAAAGCAATGTGCTCGGAAAAAATAAACAAAATGAATTAAGCAATTGGGCTGATGCAGAGGAAGAAGCGCAAAAAGATAATGAACAATTCTTTAAAGACTTAAAAGCTGGCAATATTTCACTCAAACCGAAGGCACAAGAGAAATGAACAATGAACCAGTAGGATATTTTGGAAAAGACCCTTATGGGAATTGGGAAGAACTAAATGAAAATCACGGTATTCCACTCTATACCCATCCAGTAAAAGAACTAACAGATGATGAAATACTTGAAGTAGCGGTAGAAGCGTGGGGTTCAGGACATGAAATCTTTTGGTTTGATGACGATGGAATAAATCTATTTGCTAGAGCAATACTAAGAAAGGCACAAGAGAAATGAGCCACGCTAGTAAAGAATCTATGTTGAATGAGAACTACGAGTATAGCCAAACAGATGTGGCTGCGAAATTGTCTTTATCAGTAGGCACAGTTGCATCAGATGAAAAACGCGCTATTGAGAAGTTTAAGCAAGCGTTGGTAAAACGAAACATTAATGTAAAGGATTTATTAAATGAATGAACCAATCCCTTTTGCGGGGTATGTAGACATAGGAGAGGATATGACCTTAATTGAAGAAGCAACAAAATTGGCTGACGATATAGCGGAATACGCGCCAAATACCAATATTGAAATAATGATCCGTGATTTAGTTAAAGAAATAGAAAGGCTACAAAGTGAAACGATTACTCGCTCTTAAGGCAAAATTGAAGGTTAAACAGGCTGAGTCAGTCATAAGGGTGCGTAATTACGGTACTGCATCAAGAGCCTTGACTAGAACCATTGAAGAAATACAAGCGATAAAGGAGAAGATCAAAAGTGAAGAACTTAAATTTAAATGAATTGTTTGAATATTGTGAAGGTCATCTTTATTGGAAAAGTAAACCTTCTAATCGCGTAAATATTAAAGTGGGTGATTTAGCTGGGTATAAAAACGCGCAAGACTATATGGCGGTAGGTATACATGGGCGTAAATATAAAAATCATCGAATTATATTTTTTATGCACCATGGGTATATACCTGACGAAATAGATCATATTGATGGCAACACCTTAAACAATAAGATAGAAAATTTAAGAGAAGCTACTCACGCTCAAAATATGGCTAATAAAAAGCAATACGTTAACTCGTTATCGGGCGTAAAAGGTGTTAGCTGGCATAAAGCAGCTAAAAAATGGTACGTACAAATTAGATCTAATCAAAAGCATTTGTTTCAAGGGCTTTTTAATGACCTAGAATTAGCAGAATTAGTAGCTATTGAAGCTAGAAATAAGTACCACGGTCAATTTGCGAGGCATAAATGAAAAAATTATCTTGGAGGGCGCTTAATAACGAGCTATCCATGATGAACGAGGAAGAAGTGCTGACAATGCTTCAAGCAGAAAAGCATGGTGAGCGTCGTTCATCGGTATTGCAACGCCTGCATCAGCGTTACAACACGCTGCGTGTATCCCGTGAGCGTATTGAGATTCTTAGCCTGGCGGTAAAACCATGACCCCGCCTGATTTTAGGTCATGGAGCCATGAGAACTTGGCTAAATTGGCAGAAGAAATGTATTTTGAAATGCAAGCGTTGCGTCAAGATGTTAAAGACGCAATTAACGCTTACCGTGAAATAATTACAAAAGGAGTTAAAGATGAATAAGGTAGCTATAGCAATAATTAGTTTTGTTTTAGGGTATTTGCTTGGCGCGGGGGATGTAGAAGCGCAAACAACCTACCTTTACGGCGCTCAAGGGCAAAGCTTAGGCACGATCCAGCAGTCAGGCAACACGCAATACTTCTATGGCCCACAAGGTCAATCACAAGGCACTGCAATGCAGTCAGGCAATACAACCTACGTCTATGGCCCACAAGGTCAATCTGTAGGCACGATTATGGCGCCTATTCCGCCGATTCCGATGTATGTAACCCCAACACAGTCTTTGACGCCTATTTACGACTCTATATTTGGTAGATGATGACTAGAATTTGCAACAATTGCCAGCAACGTAAGAACAACTTTACTGGCAAAGCTGTAATAAACCCAAGCGGTCTGACCTATAAATGGTTTTGCAAAGACTGCATCACGAAAAGGAATGAAAATGAACGCAGTAAAGAGAGTATGGCAAGCAGTAACCCACCCACCAAAAGCGAAGGAACTAGCGGCTAGGGAGTTAGAGAACGCCCGTCGTAGCTATCTTGAGCATAAAACGCATCAGGAATACTATTCAAACCTATGTACGTTTGAGAATCAACGGATTATGAGGCTTGAGAAGTATCTTGAAGAACCCGTAAAGCTTGATTAGTACGCGCCATGCGATCATCCAGACCAAGCGTACCGCCATTGATACGCTTGGTCAGGTTGACGACATCGCCGATGTCAGACAGTTGATTTAAGCCTTTTTTATTGAAAAACCAAGCAGCGCTTAAAGTCGCATACGTAGGATCAAGCAACCAATCAGGGTTGCCAACAAGATCCACACCCAAACTAGATCCGCAATGGGCATAGTTTTCTTTGCCAGTAAGTTGTATAAGCCCACGACCATGATAACGCCAGCCATCACCTTCTTCGGTGTTACCCATGCGCCCGGCATAAACTTTGTTCGCTATCTTTTCAGGATTGTTAGCGTATTTTTCAGCCACGTCTTTGTCTGGGAAACGAGATGGCCAAGTCCGCATAAGCGCGTTTGCGCTGTAGTGTAGATTTTCTTCAAGGGTTCTAAAGTTATTAGACTCATGGCCGCATTGACCAATGAAGTTAGCTTGTCTTTTAGGATTTGAAATATCATATTTCTCAAACGCCTTATTTAAAGGTTCTAGCCATTTGGCGTCAATACCAAGGGCTTGCAACTGTTCTAATGTCATCTCAACGCAGCGCTTTCACGTATCCATTCTTGTAGGGCTATGGTTTGGAGGGTTGTTTCAGCGCAGGATCCAACAAGTTGATAGTAGGCGGTGCCTTCATTAGCTCCGCCGGTGGGGTTGGAAAAGGCGGGCAATTTACCGCTACTGGCGTTGAGCATCCCGTTGCCATAATAATTACGCACGGCACGAAGCTGACTTTGAAATCCATTGACTACTCCCTTGTTAACTAGCTCTTGTTGCTTTTGAATAGAGATGACTTTCGCTTCTTGTTCTCTTGCAATTGTTTCAACTTCTGCTTTAAAAACCATAAATCGACTGTGTTCAAAGCTGTACCCAAGGTAAGCAGAACCAAGCAAAGCAACAGCAGCAAGTCCCAATTTGACATATAGCAGGGGGTTCATTTCTTATCTAAAGGCAACGTAGTCACAATCCGCAATATAGCAACAATTACGCTAATACCGATGCTAAAAAATCCAAACATTTGTGGGGTCATGTAAACCGAAAACACTTGGACGTTCATTTCAATAACGCCAAATAAAGCTAGAATTAACGCAAACATTAGCGTTTTAGATTTAAAAATGATTTTAATCGTATCTATCATGCTTCTTTTCTCCAGTTACGCCACCCTCGCCCAAATGCATAAGCATAGCTACTTAGACGAATATGCAAACCTTTTTGGTACCAATTATCAGTTTGCGCGTTATACACCTTACAAAAGCAAACGTAGACTTCAAAATGCGAAAATGATATTTGAATCATTTGTCAGCTTTCTGTTCAAGTTTTTCGTAAAGCCTATCAAGCAACATTTCAATACGGTCAAAACGCTCTTTGATCTCATCTTTTTTGATGTAATGTGTAGGCAGATCAATTTCAATCTGCTTTACATCTTCCTTTAATGCTTGAACTGAATCCCATATTTGACGGGCAAACCAACCAAGGCTAGAAAGGGCAGCCGCACCGCCAATGTTAATTAAAATCTGCCAATCCATGTCTTACCTCGCAAGGGCGTTTACGTTTTGTTGTTGTTGCCGTGATTGAAGTGCATTGGTCATTTGACCGGCTGCTACCGCAGGTTGGCTTGAAGTAATATTTGCTGCTGCGGTGCCAATTTCTTTAAAAGGTTTGGCAAGTGCTTTTGTTCGCTTTTGATGCGCTAATGCTTTTTCTAATGATTTAGCCGCCATTGCAGGGTCAAGCATTTCTGTTGCCATTTCAATAGCAATCTTTTCGGTAACGCGTCCTTGTAATTTTGCCATGATTAAATTGGCTACAGAATAAACGCGGTTAAGTAAGTTGACTTTATCTACCTTAGCTACAGGCAAAGATACACCTTCTTTTGCGCCAGCGGCGGCAGCTTCTTCAAATTTAGATTTACGTTGCAACTCTTTGGTAATACCTTGAAATACTTGTATTTCATCAGGCGTAAACATTTCAGCCAAAGTTTGATAACGGGGTATACCTGTAGAATTTTGAATGGTTTTTGGTGCGTCTTTTAATGCTGTTGCAAAAGCTTCGGCTTTTAAATTAGCTTTACCCTCAAGCGCCGGAATTAATTTACCTTCTAAATACTGGCCTACTTGCATTTTGTTAATAGGTTGGCTCATTTCAGCAAACTTAGCATCAGCCGCGGCGTAGCCAGGGATAGCGTTTACAAGTTGTGATTTAACTTGAGCTAGTTGCCCTTTAATAAACTTATTGTCTTGCTTGGCTAAAGTAGCTTTAAGACCATCTAAAATAGATGATACTTGCCCTGCGTCTGTTCTTAAATTGCCTGCGTTATCTTCTAACAAATTACTAAGTTTTGAAAATTCTGTAACTAATTCAGTATTACCTGGATTTTTATTGACGGTATCGTTAATAAAAGACTTAATTGAAGCGATATTTTGCGGGTCAACTACATTACCTGCTGTTTTAATTGCTTCGTACATAGGATCTACGGCTGCGGATCTAGCCGCAGCAGCCGCATCTAGCTCATCAGCGCCTTTGGCAATTGTGCTTAATTGAGCTTTAATAGCTTCTTTAGCCACGTTTTCACGGGCTAATGCTTTAGATGAAATTCTTTCTGTTACGCTTTTTTGAAGTGCTGGGTACAAAGTGCTACCAGTTGTAGCCGCTAATTCACCAGCAGTAGGAACAACGCCGGGCACAAATTGTTCTTGAGCGCGTAATGCGTTAAGAATCTCAGGGCCTTTACCTTCCACGTTTTCAATCAAAGCGTTGGATTTAGGATTTACAACTTTACGAGCGTAGTCTATGCCTTTTGCACCAACTTTAAACGGCGCCGCAACTACTGGTGTAATTGCGTTCATTGGATTAGTAAACTTGGCGCCTGTTGCTAAAGCATTACTAATAGTAGGTGCTACACGAGCAGCGGCAGTGCTGCCCCCAGACAAAATAGTAGACAAATCGCCAGCAAATCCAACTGGATCAGTAGCCATTGTCTTTTTAATAGCTTCTTCACTACCATAACGGTCTTTATAAAACCCACCAAACGCATCTGCGGCTGCAATAGCTCTAGCTTTAGCTTCAGGATCATTCTGAAATTTGTTAATAAAGTTAGCTACAGGCTCAGGTAATACTTTTTGAATAGCGCCCTTAGCTACATCACGCATACCTTTAAGCGTTTCAATTGGGCTAGATACAGCTTGATAAACACCGCCTGCCATATTGATAGCGCTAGGAACTACGTTAGTAAGCGCTTCCGCAGGAATATCAGTCCATTCACGTTGGCGGCCTACAGGAATACCGCTACTAGCACCTGATACTGTTACAGACGCTTGAGGCGTTGTTTCACTTCGCATACGGCGTATTTCAGACGCAAAAGCTCTTGCATCATCTACGTTACCAGCAGCGTCCGCTTTTACCAATGCTGAATTTAATTGGTCTAAAGTAGCCATATTATTTATACTTTTCTAATAAAGCATCAATATTTGAATTAGTTTTTTGCGGTGCGCCAACGCTTACTTTTTCTTTTGCTGGCGTTGTAGGCAACTCTACAATATCACCACCAAGGCCAAAACGTTTGTTAATGTTATTAAGTGTCTTAATATTGGTTTCGTAGCCTCTATTTGGATCTGTAGCTGCGTCTAATAAGTTTTTCAATTCAACGTTAGAGTTAATTTGCGTTGCAGACATTCCTGTAGCTTTAACAATAGCTTGTACTAAAATTGGACGTTGCGACATAATAAGATCGCGGGCGTCTTGTTCTGGCGTACCCATCAAAGACCCTGCAATTTGGCCTGCTTTAGATGATTGCAAAGCCGCAGAAATATTCTTTTGCGGGCTATTTTCTTTAGATTTGATACCACCTAGATCTTTTAATGTTCCATAAGCCGCAGCCATATCAGTAGCTACGTCTGCTACTAAGTTTTTACCTTTAACAACTACTTGACCTTTAGTTGTGGCTTCTGGGTTAGCTAAAGGAATAACGGTGCTAGACGGATTAGTTGCCGTTGGACGTGTAACAAAACCGCCAACAGCTTCATTAAATACAGGTTGTGTAGCGGCAGCGTAAGTTAAATCTTGACCACGTTTTGTCATACCTAACTGTGCTTTTTGATTTGCACTTAAATCTGTTTGAGCTAAAATTTGATCGCCTGTTAAAGCATGGCCCATAGCCCATTTTTTGATGGCTTCAGGATTATTACCTATTTTTTGTAAAGCATTAAACTCAGCCGTTACATCGTCGCCTGTAGCTTTTGAAAAACTTTGCAACGCCATAACTGCGCTTTCAATTGTAGGATTTGCTAAAACTGAAGCTGCGGATGTTTTAAGCAGAGAGCCTATCTTTGCGCGTTGATCAAGTTCAGCCGTACGTGCTTCCGTACGTCCTTTTTGTAATTCCAAAGCCAATTTAGGATTTACTTTACCAACTTGGCTAATATAGTCAGGCGATTTAAAATCTAAACCGCGTAACATATTACGATCTTCAATAGCTTGCTGTGCTTCTTGCATTTTAAGAGCGTTAACATTCATTTCTTGCGCTTGCGCGTATTGCCCCAACATATTTGGGGTTTGCACGGGGCGTACGCCCATAGCAATACTAGGATCAATTGGCATAATTATTTTCCTTTAAGCGCTATACGCTGTGCGATTTTGATTCTGAATAGCGTTTAGCAAACTATTTTGTGAGTATAAATTAGATATTCCGCTAACTCCACCCATAACCGCATTTGCAGCGCCTACAGTTCCAGCAGCGCTTGCATTGCCTGCACCTGTAATATTGCTACCTGCGGTATTTGCATAATTAGTACCCATAGCGCCTGTTGTATTAACAGCGCTTTGACCAATACCAGCCAAACTTTGTAATGGATTTAAACGATTTGCGCGGTTAGTTTGATAGCGATTAAAGGCGTTTTGATATTCTTGTGACCCTGCTGCTTGACCATAATCTTGTGCGGCTTTAAGGGCGTTACCAGAAATCAAACCACCTCTAGCTGCTGCGCTTGCGTTAAGCGCTTTATTGCCTTCAGATAATCTAAATGCGTAGCCAGGATCCATTCCAGCAGCTAAATCCGCTGGAGTAAAGTTTTTAGTAAACTCGCCACCCGGAGCCGTGCCTGCGGTTAATTGCTTTAACGCGCCTGTACCCGCTTGCATCCAAGGCATTTGATCGGCACGATTTTGTTGGTACATACCATAAGCAAGTTGGTTAGCTTGTGAAGCCGCATCAATTTGCGCTTGAGCAGCGTTCTTTGACGCAGTCGCACCATAGATGCTACCTAATACGTTAGCACCACCTAATAGCGCAGCTGAACTTAAGCCTGACCCAAGGCTGCCAAGCATACCTCCACCTGTTGCGCCAGCCATGCCAGCCCCCGGTGCAGACATAACTGCGGCAAACTCAGGCCCAGTCATTCCTGACATAGCGCTAATGGCGCCAATAGGGTCAGCAGAAGCGTTAGCGTACGCGACCATTTCAGGTGTAAAGCTAGATGTAGCGCCTGCCAAAGCAGATTCACCGCCAAATGCGGCTGCAATTTCTGGAGCAAAATAAAGACCTGTTCCCGCCGCGCCTAGCGCGCCAAGTGTTTTCCAACCGCCGGGGACATTTTGCCCAACAGCTTTATCTAAATCAGCAAGGCCGCCTAATACACCGCCACCGCCTCCGCTAGTGCCTAGTCCTTTAGATACAGCGTTTGTAACATTACTGACTACTTTGCCCATAATTTTCGCTCCAAAATAATATCGTTACCATCACGATGCACTTCTTTAAAGCCAAAAAAATTGGCTAAACGTAAAGATGTACTATTGTCTTTATTAATACTTGCTTTTGCTACGTCGTACTTTTGCGCCATAGTATTAAAAAAAGTTTCTAAAGTAGACCGAATACGCCAGTTTCCACGCTTTTTTGGTTCTACAAATAAATCAAACTCATTTCCTACATTTATAAAAACACCGCCATCAAAAGGCGTTATTTCCGTATTATCCTCAATATACCTCTTAATGTCATCATTTCCAACAATTCCTTCATACTTAAGCAAATGATCGCAAATTACTTGCCAAATTTCGTTGGTTAACTTAGCCATTATGTTGCTTGCGTTTGTGCAGTTAAGATACCGTTAACAAAGGTCATACTGCCATTAGCGCCTAATGCGGTTAACTTAGCAGTTGTGATTGTTACTGATAACCCACTACCTAAACCTAAATTAGTTCTAGCTCCTGAATCGGTAGTTGCGCCTGTACCGCCATTGGCTATGGCTAAAGTGCCTGCAAGCACAACAGCGCCCGTAGTGGGGCTAGAAGGAGTTAAACCTGTAGTTCCACCGCTAAAAGAAGAAACACCAACGCTTGTGTTAGCTATGGTTACATTTCCTGTGGCGCTAGATACGCTAATACCTGAACCAGCAATGACACTTAATACACCTGTATTGGCTATGGTTACGCCGCCTGTAGCAGCGCTAACTGATATGCCTGAACCCGCAGCTACCGAAGTAACGCCTGTGTTGGCGATAGCAATCGTGCCGTTACCATTAGTTACGCCAATACCAGTACCAGGCGTTAATGTATTTTTGGTAAGGGTATTCCCTACGTTATTACCAATTAGCAATTGTCCATTGGTATAGCTTGTTTGTCCTGTACCACCACGATTAACTGGTGTACCACCTTCAGTACCACTACCAGTAGAAATAAATAGGTTATATAGAAAACGATACCAAGCAGGAGTTATATCACCTGTAATTTCGTCTAGAAACGGCGTTCTAGGCGCTGGTATCTTGGTGATGTCTGTATTAGCCATTATCTGCTAGTAGGGGTTACTATTAAGTTAGCGCCTGTAATGACAATCTTTACGGGATCAGTACCAGACACTTCATAGACACGATCACGCAATTTTAGCGTCATGCCAAGACGACGCCAAAAAGCACGGAAGCCATACTGACCAATACGCCCCATCTTTGTCCAATGTTCGCTAGACCACGTATGGCCGCCATCGTCAGACCAACGCAACATTACTTCAGGGTCGCTACCTTGACCTAAGTTAATGCCTGGGCCTGACTCGCAAAGCAATTGCAAGCCATGTTGAGCCGTACGCAAAGTGTTATTTTCGTTAGCGGGGATAGGACGCCATGAGCGTAACCATTTCTGAATAACGCCGTTATCTTCATAGACATTAAGATCAAAAGCGTACAAATTGCCGTTTTCATAGTCGCCTACAATAGTTTTGCTATCAAAGCTCATTTGGCATTGGGCGCGGTGGCGGACAAATTCACCATTTACAAACCCAGCGCGTTCATGCCAAGCACCTGTGGATACGTCGTACGCCCAAGTCTTGCCAGCAGTCGGAAACGCCAATACGTAAAACGCATGACCTTCTTGCTGATAAGTGTAAGCAACCGCATCAGAAACGTCGCCATAGGCTTGAATAGCATACTCAATGGCGTGGGTAGAGATACGCTTACCTGTATAGCCTTGGTTGCGATAAACAATGCCATAGCCCCTTGGGTCTTGCCCAAGCCAAAACAAGCTATTGTCTAGTTTGCAAATAGATGACTTAGCAATACAACCAATCTCGTTATACGCACCTTGAATTGGCGCTAAAGGAAATGGTGTGGTGGCTGCGTCGTACCAAACCTCAGTTGTGCCTGTACCAAACACCCATACTTCACGGTTATTGGACACTACAGCTACTACGTTGTCAGGCGTACTCTCAGCAGCCGCAAACGCTAATGGATCAATTAAAGTGCCATCAAAAATGCCTGTCACCCAAAGGATCTGTGTGCCTGGTTGGTTAAAGCAAAAGTAGCCGTCAATGTAGCAAACGGTGTCCGCACCAAAAAAGTCAGGGTCAGTAATCTGAACAAAAGTATTGATTGTTTCGGTGTAAACGTACGCATCAGCACCGCAAGCAATGAACAATTGCGTACCATTGTCGGCGATAGATACTGGGCCTGTACCGCTGATATTGCCTAATTTAGTAGCAGTAAAGTCAGGCAGGATCTTATAAAACTCATTGCCAGAGGCTACATAAGCATCAAGACCGTTGCTCAAATGCGTCCAAAGCCCACGAATGGGGCCAGTGCCAATCGTAGCTACCTTACGCAAGCCTGGCGTACGATTAAGAAAACCCCCTGTGTAGCCACCTTCAGGGATGGCTTCAGGGAACAAATTGATCATGCGGTTATCCGCAGCGTTTACGCTACGGGCAACATACGCTTGGCCTAGAATCGGCGTCAGCATTAGTAGTTACCGGCAAAGATATTAAAGCGCTGACGAGTCGCCACAATGCTGTAAGGCAAGGACATAATGTCGTCAGGATTATTAATACGCTTGAGATTGCGCTTAGAAGTCATCGCAATACGGGCTACGTTAGGTGGTGGCTCAATACCAAACTCATTGGCAAACTCACACGCTAAGTTGTATTTAAACGCCCGTAGGTAGCCGGGTGGCATATAAATGTCAGTAGACAAGCTTGGAACGCTCATCAATTCAGTAACCGACACAATATGGAATTCCAATACCTTAGTAGGCACTGGGTATACGGTCATAGTAATATTGGGAAATTCCATGTTTACCCACATCACTTGGGGGTAAGTTGAAGTTACCGTTTTAACAGCAATACCATTGTACTGCTGTTGGTTAATTAGTTTAATACCAAACGAGATGCCGTTGGACGGGTCACGGAAATAAGTAGAATCGTCAACCAAAATAGGACGATTACCAACAAAATCACCTGTAGGCCCTAAAGTCTTTGTTCTTGCGTTTGGCGTCCAAGAAAACACTTGATCTTGAGTAGCAAATACAGATAGACGCTCTGTATTCCACGAATCAATCATTTGATTGAGAGCAGCTAAAGCGTCTTGAGAAGTAGCAGCAGACGGTGTTTCACCTTCAGCCAAAATACCTAATACGCGCAAAGCGCCATTAATTTGATCGTTGGCGGTATAGATCGTCATTGCTACCCCTTAATTAAGCAAGTTTACGTCGTGTCTTTTTTAACGTGTTTGTAATCGGCGCTTCTTCGGCGACCATCTCAGCTACAGGTTCTTCTGCAACTTCGACCACTTCAGCTTTAGGGGCTGGCGTGTCTACATTATAGCGTTTCCAACCGTTTTGTTCATCATATTCTGCTTCTTGTTCCATTGTGGCAACTTTGGTGCCATGCTCAGGATGTCTTAAGTAGATTGTCATATTTTCTTTAGTTAGATAGGGGGCATAAAGCCCCCTATGTTTTTAGCCGATTAGCCAGTTTGTGCCGTTACAGAACACAGGTACAACGGTGCTACCACCAGCGGCCACAGTAGCGCCAATTCCTGCTGTGTATGACGCAGCATTTGAATCAGTTACTACTACGCGAGTGCCGATTAAAGCGCTCGAAGCTGTTGGCAATTGAGCTACAGTGTAAGTCTTAAATTGAGCGCTATCTAATAGCGGATCAGAATAAGCAACACCAATAGGTTTGTTATTTGCCATGATTTTTCCTTAAAAAACCCACCCCGAAGGGTGGGATATTACATTAACCAGCAATACGGTAAAACACATATGTTGCATCACCAGTCTTACGAACACGCCATGTGCAAGAAGATACGCCTGCAACAGCGGCTACGCCGACCAAAGTACAACCTGTGTTAGCCGTTACAGTAGCAGCATCAGTTGCGTCTGTATTGATGATAGAAAAGTCAAAAGAACTATCTACTTTCATGCTTGAAAAAGCAGCATCAAGAGCAGCACCAGTTGGGACGGTCAAAGCAACCGCTGCGCCAGTGTAAGTAATGATGCCTGTTGCTAATTCAGCAGCAGTTAAAGTAGCAGCAGCAGTTTTAGCTGTTGGTGCTGGTTGAGTTCCTAATACTACTTCTGATAAATTGCCATCGCCTAATTGATAGCCACCTGCGCCGTTTGGAAGTGCCATGATATGTTTCCTTAAAAAATTGATTTAAAAAACCCCCGCCGAAGCGGAGGCATTTAGGTTTAACCCCAGATACGGCAAGCCATTGCAGGGCGAATGGTGCTGTAACCGTACAGAACGTCGATACGGCAAGGTAAACGGTCATTATTAATGTCGTACTGACGTACAACACGCATAGAGATACCGTTGTGAACTTGGCGGGAAGCCATGTCAACACCTTGTGGCAACAACAAGTCAGCGGTCGCAAAAGTGATCGCATCTTTGTGGTAAACCAAGTTCTGAGCGTACTGAGTAGAAGCTGCACCAACGAAAGTTACTGCTGCGCCGTCTTGTGGGAACGCATTGATTGTTGCCAAAGCGTTAGCAGAAGTGTACATAGCAGGAGAAACAGCGATGTTAGTCCAAGCACCACCAGAAGCAGTGTTAGCCGCAGTTACGGTGAACTGTTGCAAGCTACCTGTTGACTCACGTGTTTGTGGGTTAACAGCGTATACGCCAGCTACAGTAAATACGTCACCAACAGTAACAGTTGCAGAACCAGTACCGCCATCAATACTGATAGTTGTTGCACCTTCAGTAGTGATAGTGCCGTTTACAAGGATAGTGTCGCTTGTAGAACGTGTACCAGTTGTGTGTTGCTTGATAGATTGGCTCATGTTAACTTCGTCGAAGCCCAATACACCCATACCCATCATGCCATTCTTGAACTGACGGCTGATTGTGTCTGTAGGATTAAACAGACCTTTCATGCCTTCAACCAAGCCAGCGTTAGCAGCAGGATTAACTGTAGCGTAACGTGGGGACATAACAGCAGCGTTTTCGTTCAGTTTTTGTTGAGCTTGCAACAGAACCAAAGAAGTAGCTGGAGTTGTACCAGGAGTACCAACTGAGCTATAGATAGCTTTGTAGCTGTTAGCTACGTCAGCATCAATAGAAGAAGCCAACTGTGAGATACGTGGTTTCAAAACACGCTCTGCAAAGTCATCTAACTGCATTGTCAATTCAGCAGAGGTGAAGTTAACACCAATGTGCTTTTGACTAGCAACAGACAAAGTTGTGTACTGTTCGTTGTCGTCTTGAACTTGCAAGGCGGCACCGTCAGTTACCAAAGCGCGGTCTGGCAAACGGATACGGAGTGTGGAACCAATTTTGGCGCCTTCAACAGCAAAGGAGTCATCATACTGGCGGTTTACGTTACGGGTTAGAACAAGATTATTCTCAAGGATTTCAAGTGCCTTGCGTGTAATCATGTCAATCGTTAAGATCGAGTTAGACATTATAGTTTCCTAATAAAAAGTAATAATTAGCGGTTTCTCTGCGCTTCCCACTTCTTGATCTGACGTTGGCGGTCTGCTTCAATCCACTCTGAAGTCGTCATGCTTTTAATGGCACGAGGATCCGTTGTGTCTGTTGCAGGCGATCCAGAGGATCTTGCCGTAATCGGAGCAATTGGTGCTGGGGCGCTCGAAGTCTTTTTTACAACTGGGTTATCAGCTAATTTAGCCTCAATTTTCCCTAATTCTTTTGCCTGCTGAAGTGGCGATAAACGAGAAATACGGTCAGCTTCTTTCGGATTAGACCCTAGGTAATAAGCCATATCGGGGCCAACTTCTGAAGCTTGAATCGTTTGAGCCATAGCGTCAGTGATTGGAAGCTTAGGGTTGTAGGCGACTTGTTCAAAGTCATCATACTTATTCCGAGCATCTTCTTCTCTGTCGTGGTAAGACTCAATGATCTCAGACTGCATCCTAGCTTGTTCACGCCTAGCAAGTAGTTCTTCTGCCTTACGTTCTGCCAATACCTCGGCATATTCGTCAGGTGAATTAAACTGCTCAATAGGCGGGATTTCTACTGGGGCTTTTCGAGCTTGTGATTCTGTCGCTCTAGCTGCCTGTTCTCTTTCCCACTTACGTTGTTCTCTAGCAAGTCTTTTGCCAATAGCGGCGTCTAGTTCTTCTTGTGTGAAGGTCTTGGACTCAACTGTTGACTCTACTGCTTCCGGCGTTGTTACTTCAGTTTCAGGTGCAGCCGTTGCAACCTGTTCTGGCGCGGTAGTTGTGTCCGCTAAGACTACTTCTTGACTTTCGTCCATTTCGATGTTTCCCTAAGAAACCCTGGTGTATCGCACCAGTACGATTAAAGCAAAATATATTCTTTAAATTCTAATTCGTCAAGCGGTTATGAACCAACAATATAAATAGACCGCATAAATACAAAACCATCGGCAGCGGCATCAGTAGTGCTTTTTATAATTAAATACCTTGATTTTAAATCAGCGAGTTCAACAATTGTTGAATCGCCTGCGGTGGGGGTAATAGTATCTACTGTAGTACCAGTGGCAAAAGTTAAATCATCTGGTGTGTAAAACGTAAACCCTAATGGCTGTGCGCCAAATTGATTAAAATATTTTGCTTGTACACGAACGCTAGATACTTCTTTACCAAAATCAATTACGGCAATTTGTCCATTATTTAGGTACATACCTAAGTTAGCAACGGCGCCGTCATACGAACGCACGGTGCCAGTTGTTTTTGGGTTATTAAAAGTAGAAATTAGTCCATTTCTTAAGTCGGCTTCTGTATACCCTACGTTAGCTTGAACGGTTGATATTAAAGAAACGTAGGCAAATTTAGTATTTGCGCCAACATACCCCCGAATAAGTCCTTTTACAGAAGCGTATAAAACATCGCTTTGGCTAATAGTAGTTATGCTACTAGCGGGGAATTGAGGTACAGGGCCATTGTTCCAAATAAAAAATACACAATTTTTGTTAGGATAAAAATCTAGCTGATTACGCCATACGTTCAAATAAGTTTCAATAGTTTGAATTGTCCCTGGTGCTTCAACATAAGCGCCCAACGCAGGGAAAATGCGATTCATGGTCTTTTGTGAGGCTAAATAAGGAATAACTTGCGTAGCAATTTCAAAATCTGTTTCTGGGAACGCTTGACCAGGTGCGGCGTATACATCAGGCAAAATGTAATCATAAAGTGCGCTGACAGGTGAATTAAAATCCACGTTGTCAAAGGCATTTTCAGCCGTAATACATGGTAAATCTTTTACGGCTTTTATAGCGGTAATAACAGCGTCTTGTTCTGCAATAGTAGCTTCGCCAGCAGGCTCATCTAAAACATACCAACCAACAATGTTAGGTACATCAACATAATTTGCTGCGTATACCGCTACGTTAGTACCTTTATTGTCAGACCCAAACGGGCAAAACCATACTGAAAGACCAGCTTGGTCAAGGGCGTCTAAAGATACTTTATCAGACGCAATATAAGTAGCATTGCCTTTAGCGCCAGAATAATAAACAACAAAAGTACAACCAAGTTTTGCAATTTTTTCTGCTTCAGAGTAAGGGTCTGTTGTACCACTTGGGCCAGTTAAATCACAGCAATAAACACCAAAATTCTTTTGACCAAAAACAACGCCATTTTGGATCATTGGGTAGGTGACTTTTGTTAATGACATAACTTTTCCTTACTTCGTAAATGCAGCTAATTCTGCATTAGTTAGTTTTTGAGGCCAATAAGATACTTTTTGAATATACCCTGACATTGTTAAAACAGCGGGGGCAAGCCCAAATTGCATTTGAGTAGCAGTAGGAATAACAGATTGACTGCTTATAGAAGAATAAGCGCTTGTTCCTAAATAAGCTGCTTGTGAATTTGCAATATACCCAAAAGCAGTTTTAAATGTAGACGCAGCGGTGAATGAGGGGCTAACACCAGTAAAGTTACCCGAACTTGAAACATATCTAAAGTTAAGCTGCGTTGTATTTAACGGCTGGATAGTCATTCGATTGTTCGTAGTTCCATCATTAATGGAAATAATACCCGCAGAACCCGTAGAAAAATAACTTCCTTGAACAAGCAACGATCCTTGCGATGCGTTATACCAAGAGCTAAAGTTTGTACCCGTCATGGTTGCAACATCAGCGTTGCGTAATACCGCCACAGTAGTCGTGGGTATGTAGCTAGTTGAAAAAGCGCCTAATTCAAGTTGAGCATCAACAGCGTAAAAATAACTAGACCCATTTCCAGTGTAACTTTGTCTACCGTAGGTGCCTAATGTTGGTGTTCCTGTATCGCAAGGACTAACTAAACAAATAGCTGATGCTGAAGGTATGTTTCCTGTAACAGAACATCTATACCAATTATTTCCAACCGGAGTAACCGTAGTAGACACTGCTACGCCGCTACCACGTATAGCTAATTGGGATTGCGCGCCTGTTTGAAGATCAAATGTTCCAACAACAGCGTTTAAGCCTGTTGCGGAATCGGCAATAATTAAAGAAACATATCTTCTTGTGCCACCGTTTAAATATACTGGATAGGTATAATTTGCCCCGCTAGTTATAGTAATAGCTGGAACGGTTTGTGTTCCTCTAGTGTTAGTAGCTGAATCTTCTGTAAATTTAGACGCATCTGCAGAGCCATTTGGTGAAATAGTAGCGTCTACCGAACGGGTCATTCGTAGTGTATTCCAATAAGACGCGTTGCCAAAATCATTACTACCAGCTATTAAATTGGTTCTAGCTTCTTCTATTAACAAACCTTTACAAGCTAAAGTTATTGGGTCATAGTCAAAACGAGGTAAATTGGCGTTAATTGAAGTTATATATCCGCTAGAATTAACTACAGTAGCAGTGTTTAACGCCCTAGTAAACGTAATGCGTGGGTCAAGACTTGCAGTTGTAAAGTCTAACGCAAGCTTTGGCAACACACGTTCAGTAGCAGTAAGAGAGAAGCCTGGAGTTATCATATTTTTAACTTTTTATTGAAGATAAACACCAGCTACACCTGAGTCTGTAGCAACAATATCTAATTCAGCATATAAAGGGAAAGGTTGCCCTGTTCCTAAAACGCCGCCAGTAACCGCGGTTGCTTGTATAGTTGTGTAGCCATTTCCTGCGTCAGGAACAAGAGTAAGCGTTAACGCTACAGTCCAATTAACTACAGATGTGTTAAGAATTGTAGTGTTAGCCACAGTTGATGTTGTACTACCAGGATTTACAATAATAAATTGATATTCTTCTATTACATAAGCAAGGCCTAAGTAGCCGTGAAAAGTTAACTTACATTTACAATAATTATTAAAATTTCTTAACTGAAAAATATTTGTCGCTGCACCGCTAGTTAAAGTTTTTGTTGATTGAAAACTTCTTCTAAAATAGTCAAGAATTGGCGCAGGGGAAGGATTTAATGTTAAATAATTTACTAACGTATTATCAAGAAACCCTGTTTGAGTAATTCTAGGTACATTACTTACCGAAACATTAGGAAACGCTGTAGTTGATTGGGCTACAATACCTGCGCCTCCTCTAACAGCCCCTTGATATGGGTCAATATCTGTACCATTTATGGTTAAGTTTGGCCCTGCAATATTTAAACCATATCCATTAACAGTAGATATAAGCCCACCATAAATATTAGCTTGACCATCGGTGATTCCGTGATCGTAACCTACAACACAGCGCTCAATGTAAGGTGAAAATACATCTAAAACTACGCTTCCAATTGTTTTTATGGCTCGGTTACAAGTTTCAATATCTGGGCTGTAAAGTTTTACACTAACGCCGCCAATAGCAGAACCATCAATGTAAAAACCGTAATAGCCAGGTGAATTATATCCATATACTATTACATCTCTAAAAACAAGGTCATTACACCCAGACATATAGACGTTTGTATTTATAGCTGAAGGTGTGCCGTAAATAAAAACATTTTCAATATTAATGTTGTACGCGCTTGTTATTGAAATTAAATTTGTTCCTGACGCGTTTGTAGCATCAATAAGCATATCTTTAATAGCGCATCTAAAAACAAAACCACCGCCATAAAGACTACCGTCAAAAATAAATGCAACGCACCCAGTAGGCAGTAAAGTCGTGCCAAAATTTCTTCCTTCACCTTGCAAAGTAACATTTGAAGGTACGGTAATAGGCGAAGTTATTTTATAAGAGCCTGTTGGAAAATGAACAGTAGCCCCATTTTTATTGTCGTTAATAGCTGCGTTAATAGCAATTGTATCGTCAGTAGTTCCATCGCCAATTGCTCCAAAATCTTTAACGCTAACAATTTCAGATAGTTTAGTTTCTACTGTTGTAGCTACGCTGCTAGTAAATGGAGGATCGTATGTAACTAAAGCGGCGTTAGTAGACCCAGCGCTTACGCTGACGGCAGTAGTAAATTTAACTAAAGCACCTACATGAAGCCCTGCGGTAAAAGTTACCGTTGTAGCATCCGTTTCAATATAAGCATAAGAAGCGCCATCATATTGGTTAACACCATCAACAAATACTTGTAAACTATTTGTGCCTGGTACATAAGTTACAGTAGACAAGTTAAATACAGTTTGACCTGCTGTAGCAACAATAATTTCTTCTTGTGAAGTGTAATTAACAAAGTTGGAGTTAATACCAACCAAGTTATCCCAAGTGCCAATTAATACATCATTTGCGTCTTTAAGAACAAATTTGTATTGAACATTATTTGACAGCCAAATTTCACCGCCTGAAGATACGCGGCCTGCGGCGTCTAAAATAATAGGGTTACTATGAAATGTAAGCCCTGTAGAGCTAGTATAGGTAGATACAGGTGTAGTTGTACCAGCCAAATAAGTGTATAACTTACCGCCGGTCAAAACATTGCCGCTGTTATCTAAAAACTGTGCGGCTGCGCCTGCAACTGGCGATAAGGTAACTGACATATTAAACTCCTAGGTTGCCAGCAGCGATAAATGTATTTGCTACGGGTGCGATCAGTGAAATCACTGCATATTGACCCATTGTACTAAATAGACTTGAATAAGATACTAATGTTTGACCGCCAGCAGCTACGGTAACTTTACCAGCGCCGCCTTGAATGATTGTTACGTTAAACCCAGCACCTAAACCTGCCGCGCAAGTAATTGTGGTCGCTGAACCGCTTGTGCAATAAATAATTTTGCCGTTATCGGTAGCACTGATCGTACGAGCCGTAGTCGCTTCAGTAACAATCACACCAGTCAACATTTGTTGAACAGTAACTTTTTTAGTTGTGCTGCTTTGAACCGCAGGTAATTCCTCAGTTAACGCTAAGGGAGTGCTAACTGCGGGTAAACCTGAGATTTTAACGTCAGCCATGATAATTCCTTAAACTAAAATAAATGATCCATCTTCTTGGACTAAATTGTCGCCAGCTTCGGTAATCAAGTTGTTTTCAGCTTGATCTCTGCCATAGCCCGAAAAGAACGTGGCAAGACTGCCAATTCCTATGGCTACGCCAACGCGAAGTCCAACGCCCCAACTCATCTAATATTGACAGGTTTAGCGTACACAGTACCAGCCGTAGACACTTGCAACACGCTCACACGCCAAGGGGCGCCTGAACCTGTTTGTGGTGCAAAAAACGGGATTGGTGTGTAAGCTGGGATTGGAGTGCTTGCAGTTGTAGCTGTTGCGTCGACACCGACAGCAACATAAACGTCTTGAGTAGACCAAACTAATACGCCTTGTGGCCCTGGGTTCCATGTGCCAACAGTAGCCGCAGTGCCGCTACTTGCAACAGAACTAGCGGGGTATTCAGCGTCGGCTAGAGGGTGTAAAAGTTCCATGTTGGGTTCCTTATGCTAAAAAGCGTAACTTGTACAGAGTGCTGAGATATAACTCTACGATACCATCAATTAGGTTTTGCAAAGGTGTATCTGTCTTGTCGCATACATCGTAACGCACAGACTCAATTTCAGCAAGCTGAGATTCTAAAAATTCAATAATATTTGATGTCTTTTTTGCGGACATCAAGCTAATTGGGCCAATCAAACCATGCCGACCTTGGTAAGCTTCCGCAAACGAGTCAGCTAGATCAATAATCCCTTCGTAAAACTTTTGCAAAGCCTTATGTTTTGCATAGCTACGGGTGTTGAGATGAACGCTATGGGTTACATCACGGGCTAGAAAGAATAAACCTACGAAATCACACGCTTTCATTGTGGCATCCCTTGTGGTGGCATTTGTTCAGGCATTGGTTGACCTTGAGGCTGCATTGGTTGTGCCATCTGCTGCTCCATTTGATCTTCCTCTTGCATATCCATAGCGGTATCGCGTTGCATCTCGTTGACTAGATCGCCGTTTGTCATCATGCCATGTACGGTACCCAACACAATGTCTTGGATCTGCTCTGGTGACATAGACGCTTGAACCGCAGATAAACGCTTGGTTTCAGCATCAAACATCTTGATTTGCGCTTCAAAATCTTTACGCTCCAAGTCCTGCATTTCAATGGATTTGCCCACATTTTGCAACATTTGGTGCATTTGTTCCATCTCTTGACCCATTGCTTGCATTTGTTGCTGTGCAGCTTGCAAAGCTGGATCTTCGTCAGTTTCAGACATTAACTTAGGATCAATCGTCTTAGCCAAGCGTTTAGCCATCTCTTGAGCGCCAGGCCAATCCATATTCTTAACAAATAAATCGCCAGCCACTTTCCATAGCTCAGGATTGCCTTGCAAAATCTGTGCCATAGCTTCAAGGGCTTCTTGACGCTTAGTCATGTAGCTTGGGCCAGTAGTAGCAACCACATCGTACACACCGACGCTAGGGTTGTAGACTTTTTCAATCACAATGCCTTGTTGGTCAACGATCTTCTTAACTGGCTCAGGCTGATCAGGGTTTAACTTGACCATAGACACTTCGCCATCTATACCAACAATACGAGCAATACGCTCTGTATCGTAAATTTTAGGGATAAGGTCAATTAATTGACGAGTAGCGTAGCGAATTGCTTTGTTCAGGTTGTCGCCATAGTGGTATGTACCTACATCGCCTTGACGCTCACGCGCAAGGATAGCCTTACCAGAACGCTCGTTGCTAGTCGCGCCAAGGCTTGAGTCATATTGCCCTGTTGTAGACTTAATATCGTCACTAGCGCCCATTTTGGCTTGAATCAAGCCAGTTTGAGCTAGTGGAGGTGGGGCGCGCTGCGGTAATGGCAAAGTAGCGCCCATACCATCGGTTACATCAGGGTTTACCTCTAAATACGGCCAATTGGTCGTGTTAGCGGTTTTCCATTGCTGTTCATAGCCTTCAAATTGACCGCCATAACCGATAAATGGTGCTTTTGGTGCCAAAGCAAGCATTTCTGCCTCTTGAGATACCCAGTAGTTGTACATACGTTGTGCATCTTTGGCGTTACGAACCAAGCCAGATACATAAATACGACCATCTACCTCAAATTCGTTGCCGATTACACGAATCACAGGGATCCATTTGCCTGCCCATTCCTGTTCTTCAAGCACTTCATAGCCATTGGTTTTCATCCACATGACTTTTTTGACATCAACTGTGCGAGATTTAATGGGTTTTAAGCCCATTTCTTTCATTTGCTTATCTTCAGGGCTACCGTTGTAAAACGATTGGTTGCCAGGATACAAATTAAGCTTAGTTGGGGTATGCGTATAGTAGAAATACTCAACAATACGGATTGTGTTCTCGTTTAACCATTGGGATAGGGAATCATCACCTACACCTTGGGACATAATCGAAGTAATTGGGGCTGCGTTTGGAAATTGACGCTCATATTCGTCTTTTTCCATGTCTTGGCTAATAAAACACCATTCAGCATCAGCGCCAGCAGGATCTTGAATCATTGGATCCATATAAACGCTAAATGCGTTACGAATACGACCTAAACGAATGTCCTGGTCAAACGAATCATCGTAGCAAAACTCAGTCAGAATACGGAAGTAGCCTTCGCCGTACGTTACTTGGTTTTCGCAAGCGGTGTCGTACACCACATCGGCGTCAGACATATACTCGATATGGCGAACCATACCTTCAAAGATCTCAGCCACTTCTATGTCGCCTTTGTCGTCCGCTGGTATGACTTTTCCAGAGGGTCGATTCTGACGCTGTTCGTTTGTTACTTGTTTGACGTGCTGCGGTAGTTTGTTAATTGTCAGGCAAGGTCTTGCGTTGATAGTCTGTCCTTGAACAGAGCCACGCGTTGCCAATACGTCAGCAGGCCACTGCCATTGGTTGTCTGGTGAGCCAGCCATGAACCGAAGGTCATCTAGCTCATCTTCACGGGATTCAGAGTACGCAGACATCGCCATCTGAAAGCGATGACGCATGGTTGCAAGAGCGTCTGATTTATCTTCAGGCGTAGTTGTAGGGTTACCACCTACGTCGGCTACTTTGCCGACGATATTCATCGAAGTTTGGTCATACGCCATTTAGTATCCCTATCACATCAGGCTCACGCATCATAAGCAGTTCTTCGCCATCGATTGTGACCTTTTGCCCGGAAAACTCACCGAATAGCACATGGTCGCCTTCTTTGACGTTCATAGGCTCAATATGTCCTTTCGGACTTTTCTTGCCTTCACCAATTGCCACTATGATACCGCTAAATAATTTGTTTTGGGGTAAAACTATTAAATCAGATAACTTTTCTGTGTCTTGACGAATTAAAACACAATTACTCAGAGGTTTTAAGCTCATTTTTTCATTTTACCTTTAGATGCTTCACGTTTAACTGAATACGCAATTGCCACGGCTTGTTTGACTGGTTTGCCACTTTTGACTTCGGCAGACACATTCTTGCGAAAAGCCTCTTTGCTTGTTGATTTTTTCAATGGCATATTAGCTTTCAGTATGAATAATGATGTAATTTAGCTTAATAGCTTCACTATACGCATTGTTAGTTACATTCTTAAGCTCTAATGTAAACGATCCGTCTGCTATTGCAGCAACAAACACGTTATATGCACCTAATGTACCGCCAGACGCTACGTTAGCTACAACGGCGTCCCTAGCGCTTACGGCGCTGCAAGTGACCACAAACACGGCATTAGCGCTAGGCGCCATTTGAGCGTTAGCGGTAGTAATCTGACCTGAAGGGGTATTAATTGTTACCCCTGTAGTTTTGTTGTTTGTTTGCGTTACGGTACCAAACTGAGCAGAAGAATAGCCTAATGTCCCGTTACTAACAATGTCAGTAGCCTTAACAATATCTGCATTAATGATGTTTTGATCTTCGTACGCTACGCCAATCGGTTTAGTATTTGCCATTATGATCCCATCCAAGAGTTCAAGGCTGCGCCTTGTGATTGATATGTTGATTTGCGGATTATATTCTTACTTTCCCGATGTGCAACAGGAAATGCAAAAGTTAATGCTATAGCGTCCGCACTGTCTGGTGACGCTAATCCTCTAGCCTTCATGTCTTTCTTGCTTTCCAAGTAGATGGCGCCTTTACTGTCCGGTTTCATCAATGGGCTAATCAAGTCAGTCTTGAGCGTTTTTTCTTTAGGGACGCTTGCTGTGCGTAACCATTCCTTCATCTGCCCCCATATCTGCGCTCTCATGTTGCCATACATCATAGGGTTCTTCGACCGGTTAGCGAAGTTTACACCCCTGATCTTGTAGCGTTGTTCCTTGAGCCTATCCACCACACCAGCGCCTAGCCCACCCTCGTCGATGGCTACTACCGCGGGTTCATACTGCTCGATGGCCTCAATCACATGACCAACGACTGTCATGGTGTCATCCCCTTTGAACTTGCGTATCTCTACGATGTCCCGTCCTTGACGCACTGCAATAACTGTTGAGTCAGAGCCAAAGCGAGCAGGGTCTACCCCGATGACGATGGGCGCGGAGTCATCCTTGTGCTTCTCTCGGCGCATGGCTTCGTCCACTAGGCTTGATGGGATGAACTGATCGTCGCCTTCCGATGGGAACGAACCGTACACCTCAACGTGCGCCTGGTAGGAGTCAGGGCCGTATTCTTCAATGATCTGGTTGTACACGTTCTTGTCGGTGCCTTCTACATCTCTAGCGTCTACCTGCCTAGATTGCCAAAAGTCCCGTTTGCTACCCTCGATGGCTTCATAGAAGTAGCCTGTATTGCGCCGCGGGTTACTAAAGCAACACCAAAAGCGGTTAGGCGTGTTCTCTGTAAAGAAGCCGCTAGTCACCGCCCAGATGGAGTCGTCAATACCTGACGCCTCGTCAAACACGACCATTACCCCATCGTAGTTATGCACACCCGCAAAAGCGTCAGGGTTCTCAGCAGACCACAATCTGCCTTCTAAGTTCCAATAGCGTGTGCCTTTCTTTAGGTCACGCTCGACCAACTCGGTCAGCCATTTGGCAGGCATCACACGCGTTGCTGAGATCTCCCACCAGTAAGTGTTCACTGACATGGACGACCACTTAGTAATCTCAGCCCATGTTACCGAGCGTAGCTGGCTCTCGCTGTTAGCGGACACGATGACAGTAGCCCCGATGCGGGTGGTCATCATCCATAGGACTAGCCAACTGACGAGGGCTGACTTACCAATACCACGACCAGAGGCGATCGCTAGACGTAGTACGTCAAAGTCAAGCTTGCCGTCGTTGCGTTTGATGTGGTCGGCGATGTCGGACAACACTTGACGCTGCCACTTGCGTGGGCCAGTGAAGTGTTCAAGTGGTGTACCGGCTTCGCCCCACGGGAAGGCAAACATAACAAACGCCAGTGGGTTGTCTTTGATGGCGGGTGACCATAACCGCGCCATGAGTTCCATTTCATCTTGCGCTGAGTAACGTGGTTCTTGCATTATTTGGTTAGACCAAAGATGTCTTTGTCTTTAAGTCCTAAGTCCCTAGCGGATTCAATAATTTGTAAATATTTATGCGCGCCGATGTCGGCAGGGCGCTCAGTCATTAACCCACGAACAACATCAAGAGCCAACGGGTTATCTTTCCAACCACGCGTTTTATCGCCAACGGCGTCGTTATACGCTGACACCAAAGAAAACCCTGCTTTTGGATCGGGGTTAAAACCTTCGTCTAAGCCCTGATGCGTAACTCTAAAAGCGCCTGCTTTTAAAAGTTTGTCAAAGTTTAGCGGTCTAAAGTCGGCAGACAGTTTGGCGTTGTCGCTAGTAAGCGCAGCGTATTTATCAAAGTCAGTTATTGCTTCGTAGGGTAAACGGGCGCGTTGCTCAGGTGCCGAAGCCAATACATTAAGAGCGTTTACAGGCATTGGCGCCAATGCGTTAAGAGTAGCCATCACGCAACCTTTTGCTTTTGTGGAAGTTCTTTGAATTGTACATCTTCAACTTCTTCTTGTGCAATCGTTTGTACGCGGGCTTGCGCCATTTCTAACGCCTGGTTGATTGAGATGCGTTGGTCGATCTCGACGTTGATCTGTTGCTTGGCTACCCAATCGTGTTGGTTTTGCAAGATGGTTGTGGCCGCCTTGATGTCGCCCTCTAAAGCGGCGGCGTGTAGCACCTCGCTCATTTGCATCTCGGACTCGGTACGCGCCTTGAGTTCAGCGAACTCTACGATGGGGTCGAACTGTGCAAGTTGGCGGTATTCGCTAGGGAGCATCCCCGCAGCGATGGCAAGACGATCACCTTTCAAGCCAAGACGCGCGGCTTTCATTATGGCTTCGAGCCGTGCTTCGGTGGCTTCGAGCTTTCGAGGTTCGTAGGGAAAGCTTTGGAACATGACTCGGATGTTATCACTTTTTAATAAAAAATAAAAATTAAAAAATAATAGATATAGGGCGCGGGGCTATGTTGCTATAAAAATAAAAATTGTTCGTGATACCTCCCGCAGCTACACCTTCAATCGCAAGGCCCTACCCCCCACCCTCTAGCCGGCAGCCGGATTCTATTAGGTTAGTAGCTACTAACTTTTAGCTGGCAAATTGTGGACATTGTGGACATTATGGGTATAGGGTTTTAAGTTTGTCCAAACTGTCCACAAAATACAGGGAATTTTTGCGGGGGAGGAAAAGGCTGGCGAAAAGGCAGGGCGATTGTGGACAACATGGGCACTTTGGACAACCACTTTTCAAGAGCTGGCTTATAACATCTGTTGCGTAAATACAACAAATATACAACCTATTAAGATAAAGGGAATTAAAACTATCCACAATATCCACAAGCCTGATTCTATATAGCTCCCCGCCCCGTTTTTGATTGTCCACAACACTATCCACAAACTACCCCCGCATTGTCCACAAATATATTTTGTGAAAAGTGTTGCATTGTGTAAAAGAATCGTTTACAGTTCTAAGTAACGGCAGCGTACCGCCGTTTTAATCCACTAAATTAAGGTAAAACAAAATGATCTACACAACAAAAACCCCCCAAATTAAAACCCCGCCGACAATTTGGGAATGTTTAGGCGCTTGCACTTTAGGCGCTACTCTCGGTGTAATGTTCGCTTATGGCTTACTAATGTAACGCCAACAATCCACTAAATTAAACGAAAAGGCCACAAAATGACACAAAACCAATTCAATACTTTATGCGCGGCGTATCTAATTGACCCCGCTATCGCGTTAGAAAATGACAACGTAATCGCCGCTATCCGCACCGGCGACATCGCCGGTTTGACCGCTATCCTACAAAACGAATTCTAATCAACTCACTAAATTAAGGTAAAAACATCATGCAAAATCAATTCACTATTTCCATCAACGCGCTAAAAGGCCTCGATTTATTAGCCGCTAAGGGTGATATTCGCTATTATTTGAATGGCGTAAATGTAGAGTTTAGCGAAACAACAACCCGCCTAGTAGCAACTAACGGGCATATTTTAGGAATCGAAAACCTCACTCAAAACTTAGTAAACATCGGCGCGGGTTCTCTTATTATTCCTAGCGACATCATCAAGGCCTTGAAACCCGTAAACAAGCGCGCCGATATTGTGCAAATTAAACAGATAGACGCCGCCCATTGGGAAATTGACAACTACGGCACAAAAATAACTTTTTGCGCTATTGAGGGCAAATTCCCTGATTATGCCCGCGTAGTAAGTGGCGCGATGACTAACGGCGCGGCGGCACAATACAACGCCGATTACTTAGCGACATTTTTAAAAGCGGCCAAACTATTGACCGGCGCAAAAACGCCGGATATTGAGATTATGCAAAACGGGCATAGCGCGGCCTTAATCAATATCACCGGCCTTGCTAGTTTTATTGGCGTAATCATGCCAACTAAAGGCAAAACAGGCGACGAGCAAGCCGGCGGCATAGCTAACCCTAGCCTATACGCGCCACTAACAGCAGCCGAACAACAGCAACCCGTAGCAGCCTAATTTGTAGTGGATCGCCAGCCGGCGGGCGTTATCGCCGGCGCTTAATAAACTAAATTAAACGAAAGTGAACAAAATGATTGCAATTCACACTAAATATATTAGCCCAACCAATACACGCGGCTCACGCATTAAAGCCTATGTAGCAAGCTACGGCGGCAAAAAAGGGTTCGAGACTACTATTCCCTATGATTATTCACTCGACGGCGTGGCCTTGCATTTTAAGGCCGTCAAATCATTAGTAGAAAAACATTCCCTTAATTGGGACTTGTCAAATATGCGTTACGGCGACAGCGCCGACGCTAAAGGGTTCTCGTTTTGCTTTGATTGTTCCCGCGTTGAGGTGAACGCATGAATAAGCAGCCACAACCATCAAAACTTGAGATATTGGCCGCCGGCATTTTGGGCGCAATATTGTGCGGCGGCATGATCGCCTTATATTTTTACCTACATGGGGGGTTTTAATGTTTACAGTAACTTATAAAACCTATATTGGCGGCGTTGAATCATACGCTTATCGCCGTTTTACTAATCGCGCCAATGCGACAACCTTTGCCCGCAAAACGGGCGGCACAATAGAAAAGGCATAAAAATGAGAACTTACACAATAGACGATCTACAAGGCGGCAATTTTTGCGATTGGTCGCATGACGAACCGGCAACCCGCGCCCAAATAATCGCCCATTTTAACTGTTTACGGGAAACTGAAGGGCTGGAATTCCCTAAACGCGCGCTATCTTTGCGCTTTATCTCTAATGTTTGGGAAGTTAGCATACAAAAGGCGGCAGCGTGAAAACTTATAAATTTACTTATGTTGCAAAAGAATATTTTGATGTAGAAATTGAGGCCGTTGATTCTGATGAGGCACGCGCTAAGTTTGAGAACCTATTAGCCGATGACAAATTAGACTGGCAAAACCCTGATTATCTTGATTCAGATAGCTACTATGAGGAGATCACAGAATGAATATCACTATCACGCTAGAACAATACGAAAAGCTACGCCGATTGTCCGATTTTGCCGATTGGTGGCTTGACGACAACGAACCAAGCAGCGCATTTTATGAAGATCAATACGCCAGCGATAGGGAAGAAATAACGCAGGCGCAAGAGGTTATCCAAGACCTTGACGCGCTTATCTATTCACAAACAACGCAGGCCGCACGAGCAGCATTGACAGACGCATGGCTTAAACAGGCCAACCAAGACATGAGAGAGGGCAAAGCATGACCCTATACCGCGTTTACGCCCAAAATAATGCCCTTATTAGCACGCACAGCAGCGCAGCCGACGCGCTTAAGCAAGCATTGATCTACCAACACTATAACGGCGTGCCGGCCTATGTAGAAAGCGAGGTAATGTAATGCTTACAGTTTTGATTGTGGCAGGCGTTACGGCCTTGCTTGTCCTTGTATTTGATCTATAAATTAGCAGCACTAATTAAAAAGCCGGCTATATGCCGGCTCTTTTATTACTTAACTAGCACCATCTTAGGCGGGGGGTTCTCCTCTACCATACGGCGCAAATCAGACTTTGCAAACTCCGCAAGATCAGGCGCACAGAATATATGTTTTTTAGTATCGTACTCCCTAGACTTTAGCCGCCCGCGATCTATCCAACCCGCTTCTTTTAAGGCGTGTAAGAGTGCAGCCTGTGGCACTTTAACGCCTGACGGCGCGCTACCTGCAAGGCGATCACAAAGCGCGTGGAAGGGTGAACCAATAACACCACGCGAAAACTCCCCTGTGCGGTTTCTGAGCATTTCTACTAGGTAACTTTCCGCCATACTCATGCCATGCTCTATTAAATTGGCCTTAAATTCAGTCATCATCGGCGGGGCTGATGGATTAAACCGGCTAACATCGCGCGCCATGAACCAATTAGCGATAGCAGCGAACCCGCCGGCTCTATACCATTCCCAAATCTTACGGGCGCGATCTGAGTTCATACGCGGGGCAGTTGACCACACACAGAACCAACGGCGATCTTGCGACGCAAGCGAGATAGGCACAGGGTCGTTTGAAAATGCCAGAACGAAAAGGCGGTTAGCCATCTGATAGGGGTGTAAGCCCTTGCGATTGATTGGGAGCATTTCAGGCGGCGCAGCAATAATTGGCTTTAATTGATTAGCTAATTGTCTGCGCGTTGCAGCGTCAGGCTCTTTTAACTCGTTAATAATCAAAATTTCTGATTCAAGCTGATAGCCCCATTGACTGTTTACGGAATTGTTATCCATGATGCCGCGATTTTTGAGGTGATCACCACAGACAGCCCAAATAAAGGGCGCCCAAAATGTATCTTTTCCGCTACCCTCATCGCCAGCGTGCAGAATAGCGTGATTGACCTTGATACGGGGGTTTTGCACTTTAAAGGCCATTACATCAAAAATATGATCTAGCTCGGCTTGCTCAGGCACAAGTTCTTGGCAATGATCAAGCCAAAGGGATATATCCATACTGGGGGCATTTGAAATCTCAGGACGGGCATCACGCCAGCGATTGCCGTATAGATCACCATCGCGGGAAACAATCACATCATCGCCAGCAGCGTAAGTAACCCCAACCAACGCCTTTGCGCCCATCGCTTGACGATTCTCATCAAAGCAGATTGACGCTTCGATCTTGCGCCCTGTGTGTAAGGATTTGCAAGGCACATGGCGGAACAAGGCGTTGAATGTTTGACGGCTGATCTCGCGCCTGTCTTGCATATCAAAGTAGGACTCATCGTCTTGTATGTATGCGAAGCGTTCATACCAGCTAGACTTTTCAATCCGTCCCAATTCTTTGCGCTCGACCTCAGCGATAAGCTCGGCTGCGGTATCACGATAAACATCATTTGGGGTTAATTTGGACAATGCCATATTCATCTTCTCAGCAAGCAATTCATCACGCAAACCATGATCTACTTCAGGGCCACCATTGTCAGCAACCCAATCAAGGAACATCTGTGAGCTAAAGTCCACGCAATGACCATGCAGGCAGCAGAATGAACGATCAAGGGGTTTGTAGCGCCCTTCGATGTTGCCATCGGTATGCTCGGCATTGTTAGGACAGACGATCCCCATCCAACCCTCACCATTGGCAGCAGACAGGATCATGCCCTGCTCATTAAGCCAAGTCACTACTGAATCTTTGCCGGTGTCAGCAAGGCGAATGGCTACGTTAGTAGCCGTGTCAGCAGGGTCAGGCACGACACCCAACGCATCGCATATCTCAGGCAAAGTGTATTCACGCTCAGGATGGAACTCAACTAGCTTAGACGCAAAGTTATTGCGCCCTGGCTTAAAATTGATTGATCCTGGCAAACGGAAATTCCGGACGGCATTAGTAGCGCCTGGGTCGGTGTAGCCTGCCTTAGCAATTGCTTTGATGGCTGCGGTGAAGTCGCCCTTACTTGGCTGATCGCTAAATGCGTAGCCCCATTGATAAGACCCTTCGGATGTTTCCATGATCCAAGTAGGCGCAAGTGGTGGCTCTTTGGACTTGGTACCGATGTCATCTAACATCATTACAAGGACGTATTCGCAGTTGGCGGCAGACGCAGACACCTTGCCATCGGCAAAGCGATCAAGGATGAATGAGCCTGTATTGCCGTAGATCGCCCAATCTTTCTTGATCTTGGCAGTCGGCAGAAACGCAGGCCAAGTGCATTTAATCGTGCCATCGGCATGGGTTTGCATCATGCCGTTGCCATCCAATTGTGGTTTTTGACGCACTACAAGAGCAGTTTCACCCTCTGGTGCTAAGTTCGTGATATATTCTAAGAAGTTCATTTGTAATACCTTTCGTGAGGTTTGCCCCCTAGCTCATCACTAGGGGGTTTTTCTTTTATTTGCCGTATCGTTGCATTGCATGAATCTCTACACCCAAGGGTATCCCCTTAGCCCAATCAGGCGGTGTACACATGATGTATTCCATCTTTTCCATTATTACGTCTACTTCATAAACGCTACACTCGACCACAATTTCATCGTGGACATGGAGAATAACATCATCCAACTGGCGTAAAGAATGACGCAGTAAATCATTAGCAACAGCTTGGGTAATATTCTCACACGCCAATCCTTTCCATAATCTTGCTCTAGGCCATTCTTTTGCATCGGCTGCGGGTTTCCATGCTGCTTTAGCGTAGGTAACACCATCGGCTTCTAATTTAGCGTATGGATAACAAAGAACGCGCCCAGAAGGTAAAGCATACCAAAGATGCTGACCATCGTACAGGTAAGTTACCCTACCCGCGCTGAACTCATGCCCTTTGTTACGCATCGCTCTTGTGTACGCTTCTTCTAGGTCTTGCCAATATGGGGTAGCCCAAGGATTTGCCATGCGCCACCCTGCAACCATACGCTTGGCTTGTGGTTCGGGTAGCAAGATGCCATAGGCTCTGCCCATCGCAGCGAACGCGCCCACACCGCCTGCGAATCCACAGGCTAACTCTTGGACTTTACCGATTTGCCTTTGATCCGATGTAACATCCGAAACTTGGACGTGGAAGGTAGCGGCTGCGTTGACTTTGTAGACATCTTCACCACGTGCAAAGAGCGAAAGCTTTTCGATCCCAGCCACGCTGTCGGAGAGCCAAGGATTGACTCTAGCTTCGATTCCTGACCAGTCTGCCACAACCAGACTAGCTCCGCTACGGGGGATGATTGCGGGTCGTAACATACCTTTGAGGACATCAGTGACTCGGCGTCCAAAGGTAGGGACAATTGCGTGGCCTCTAACCATAGCTTGTCTAACGGCATCAGGATCCTTAGCGCACTTTCGGGTGAAGTTGTGGACTTGGGCGCCATAGCTACTTGCCCGACCTGTGGCTGACCCACCAGCGAACACAAATGCGCCACGAACTCGGTGATCTTCTTCATCTGCTAAATCCTTTAATCGGTTGAACTTCGCAACACTAGACGCCCATAGGTCGTCCGCACATTGGATAACATCTGCAACTT